CCTCGCAAGGGATAAAGTTTTATTATAGGCGGTTATATTACCATAAAGAGAAAGAGAAAAAGTAGCTAATTTCTTTTTATCCATTGGTGCTTGAACCTCCGCCATCTAATGATTTTTCGTTAGCAATTGTCTTTGCACTTTTTTGCTCTGCTGGCAATTCAGGACGTCCAGGACTATTACCAGACTCCGTATAAGCAGTACTTAACGGAACAAGTTTTTCCTTTAATCCTAATACGTCGTTTTCTAAATCTTTAATATTACCAAGCTCCTTCTGTGATATACCCATAGCTAATGCAGGTAAAATAAAGCTATAACCAGAATTAGCCATCTTTAAAGCATTGTCACAATACTTCTGCTCATTATAGAAGGTAATAGGAAGAATAGTATATTTGAAAGTGATATTAGAATTGCCAAATTTATTATTTAAAACAAATGTCATAAGTTTATCTAACTTCCGCGCGAAGGTCATCATTAATGCCATATCGTTATTAATAGAAGTTTCAAGTGATAAATTAGATTCTGTTCCAAATAATTGTGGACTGGAGCCAGCCTCAGAATAAATATTTAGAAGTGATTTTTCAATACTACTCGTTGAATTATCATTTGAAGTCTTAGAAACAATTGCATCTACATCAGCATAGGTAGTTAATACAGAAACATTAGGATTACCCTTCATCATTCCTACTGTACCTTGATGCATTACTTCTGCTTCATCAGGCTCAAATAACAATCCTCCATCTTGAAGATGTGGTATTTTTTGAACAATTATCTTCCTTATTTCTTCTAAATCTCTTTCTTTATTAATATCTCTTGCTTGGTCATATTCAATAGCGGCAGGAATGATATTTAAAAACATAGGGCGACCATCAAGAAATGGTAAACAAATGCCAATTTCTGCCGGTATAAAAACCCATCTTTTTACTTTACCTAATTTATATCTCCTGTACCAATTAGCAACTTTATTTGGATACATTTGTAATGCGGCCTTGCGGTCTTCTTTGTCTACAATTGTATCAAAATAACTTACATCAAATTCAATTAAATCATTACCTTTTGCATCTTTAAAACGTGTTTGACAATAGTAAGCTGGAAGATCAATAATAGACATCGAATCATTATCCATGGCTTGAATTATACCATAATAGCACCCATCGCGCAGAGCGCGAATAGCCATTCTAGTAAACAAGTCTGGCAGACCCGCTTTGTCTACAAAATTCATTGCATTATAATACTTTTTTTCAATATACGATTCGGAGAGAGATTTACCAAAACTTGGATTAGGAATTAATAAACCAGTATATTTTAATAAAGTTGCATAATGCAATAAAATACGTTGATAAAATCCGCCCTTATCAAAAAAGGCACGAGATAATTTAATTTGAGATGCCAACGAGCCAGATTCAATAATTTGTTCTATTTCTTCTGGCGTATATTGCTTATAAGAGTATCTAGTATATATGGTAGAACTATATTTGCTACCATTATAACTAGAATCACTAGTTGCTATCATATTTTGGTAGGAGCTTTTAAAGGTAGTAAGAAACTCTTTATCGTTTCTATCCATTTATCCCTCCCGTAAAGAATACCAACTTTCGTTCACCCGCGCGCCGTCTGTGGCTACGACTATATGATTCTTCTTCAAGCTCTTTAATTCTCCATAATCCATAAGAAAAACTTGAATATTTATCTTTTGGAAAACGAGAATTAATTCTCTCAAGAACAATGTCGAGGCTTGAACCGGTACGCTTTAAACGTAAGTTAGCCATTTCTTCAAATAATTTAGTTGTCATCTCATGAGGCATAAGCCTCATTACACGTTGCTCTGTGGTCATTTTTTGACCAATTTTAGTAGCAAGAAGCGCACTCTTGGCTTCCTGCTCTTTAATTAAGAAACGCACCATTCCACTCGTTAAACGAGAATAGCAGTTTCCATGGATTTTAGAGTTAAGAGATTGATTAGCCTTGATTCCATAGAGTATTCTTGGCGCATCCTTAGGTTGAATCTGTTTATATACATCATCATTTTTAAACCCATAGGCTGGTAAGAAATTCCCCATTTCATCATAATGCGGCTTAATCATCTCATCAGCTAAACCTACACCCAAACCATTCGTATCAATCACAACTTCGCGCGGATTGAAACTAGCAATTATTTTTTTCAAATCAACTGCTTGTACAGAAAATGGCTTTGTTTGTGGGGTTCGACCTAGTACAATTAAATTAACTAAAGTCGAATAGAATTTTTGTTTAGTTACGTTAACTCTAAAAACGCAAACGGCCGTCTGGTCTGAAATTCGACCTACGTCCACTGATATTAAGTAGAATTGGTCGGAATCGGGTCTATTAATTGCGTGCGTTTCTGGATTCTTTATTTTTCTATATTTACTTAATTTCTCATATGAGAACCAAGCATCTTCACTAGAACCTTGCCACAAAGACAAATACTCTGTAGCAAATGATTCAGCATTGTAAGATGGACTCATTTTTAATTTATTAATATACTGCTTATCAATAAGTCCATGCATCGCAGGTAAACGCCAGTCACATCCAAACATAAATGCATGGTCTGGGTCAATTATTGCGTTTTCAAAAGTATCTATTAATCGATCATATGCAAAGGAAGTTTTACTTCCCGCAGATGTCGTAGCTATAATCTGTTGGTTTGGTTCGTAGTCGTTAACTGTATTGTTTGGTAAACGACGAGATACGTTTACGAGCGGAATTACTACAGAGTTAATCATCTCTTCATCACCATCTCGTATCTCATCAATCATTCCACCATGCCGGCGCCCTCCACGTGCAGCATCTCCGGCAAGCACTACGTCAAACACAGAACCATTACGAAATTTAAGAGTTACATAGTCCTTTCCAAAATTACCTGGATAGTCGCTTAATTCCCAACCGATAATTTCTTTTTTAAGTAAAGGCCAATGGTCATAAATTTCATAAATCTTTTCTTTTGTAATTTGCGCAGCCTGTTGTTTAGTATTCGCAGTCATGAATACCTTTCGACCAGGAATAAATACGCACTGTAAGAAAAGAGCTAAAATAGTAATAAACGATTTTGAAAACGCACGTGGCGCCGTTATGAATACGTCTTTGAAACGCATGAGGGCGCGCAGTGTAAATCGCTGGTAAAAAAAGAGGCTAAATTCAGAATCAGCTGGACGTATTATATCTAAATAGTAATCTGGATAAGCAGTAAACAAGTTAACCCATTTACATAGGTCCTCATAGTTTCTTTCCAAATACTCATTAGTAATAACTGCCCCTTTCTCTAATTCTATACCCTCGCGCTCTGCTCGTTCAACGAATTCATCGGCCATTAATTCTTGACGTTTACTTAATATAACCTTCTTTCGTTTTTCTTGCATTACTCACCTCCACTGAGGTCAGCTGTGAATTCTTCATCTTTGAAGAGTTGTTCAAACCCCTCATTCTCATAGTTGTCATAATCGTCAACTCCAGGGTCTACATCATAGTATGATTCGAGCTCGGCCGCAGTCTTCAAAGCTTGTATACGTTGAGTAATTTCATCGCCAATACCAGATTCATTTGTATATAGGCGTTGGTTCCAAGATTGAATATTCTTTATCGTCTCATCAACAACATCGCGCGTTTCTCCATCGTAGAATCTATTAACAAATCCTCGTTTTTCAAGCCAACGACACAACTCACCCATTGATTCAAAATCACTTGCATTTTTGACGTTCTTTGGAGTAAATTCTCCTGTCTTTACAAGTTTATCATAGGAAGCTAGAAGTTTATCGAAGTCGGCGCCCTCTCGAATTCTGCAGTCAATTTCATAAGAAATCTTACAAATCTTGAGTGCTTGGTCACCCTGCAGCGCGCCATTGATATTCTGAGTCAAAAGTAACCCGTCATAAAGGTTTTCTAAATAAGATAGCGCTTCATCATCATAATTAGCTCCCCACTTTTCTAAAAGCTTACGTCTTTCCTCGTCAGCAAGTCCCGGCACCGCATCTACCAGCGCGCCACGTTCTTCCAACTCCTTATAAGCCTCTTCATAACTCGTCCAATCAATCCCTTCATACTCATCATTCATAAACTGAATAGAATAAGCTTGAAGTAGGCTGGCCGCCGTATTCGTCTTACGTAACTCTTCAAATCTTTTTATATCAAAAGGCATATCTACATATTGACAAATCTTATCCATAACTTCCCAAGATTCATCAACTTCTAACCTCTTCCCCAGACATTCATTACAAACATGTACATATCCATCTGGAAACATAAATGATTTGGTAGGTAAGAAATCCATTGAACTTCTGTACCTACCACAACATTCACACTTAATTTCCTTTATATCTATATCAAATACAGGTTTTAAAGGCATTTTACTTTTCTCCCTTTGTTGCAGCCTTTAAGAGTTTTTTTAAATTCCTTCTTTGAGTTCGATTTAATGTAAGTAACTTATCCACTACATCCTTAATCATGTCTTCTGCCTTACGTGGTGTTTTTCTCAGGTTCGGTTCATCGGTTGGCTGTACTTGGCGCGTGGTCGATTCATCCTCTGACACAACCAATCCTTCATCCGATGGCACCGGCGCACTCAGCATACCAACCTGTTCAACTGCTCTCTTCTCATCATCTAAATCATCCACATAAATCTCAACCCCAAGAATTTTGCAAACTCCAACAAACTCTTCTGGCTTTAACTTATTAATCATATAAATAAGCTCCACTATATTCTTTGGAGCCTTCTTATTCTCATCTACCACAATATACCTCCCGGTCTATGTTCTACTTCTTCCTTTCTTTTCACATCTCTTACATTTATTTTGAAATCCGTCTTTACTTCTTGACTTCTTAACCCAATTTCTTCCATCAAGTAGTAAAATTCTTCCACACTCAGGACATCTTTTAAAGTTCTCTGGAAAGAAACAATTTTCTACAGTTTCTTTATGAAGTTCAGCCGCTTCATTAATTTTGACAATAATTTTTTGACGGAAAATGGTACTGATATAGTTTGCTGTATAAGACTTTCCATATTTCCGATTAATGTAGTCGGCAATGTCTTGGTTCTTTGTTTTCTTTTCCTTGAGCCGTAAAATTTCTATTTGTAAGTCGGTTAAATCTGCGAGTTGTTCGTAAAAGTCAAGTGTATCGAGTAAACTTTGTTGGTTTGGCTCAACTTTATTTGAAAGTCTATCGCGTTCGATTTGGTCGAGTAGGTCAATTTTAAACAGATATAACTGATATACAGCTTCGAGGTTGCGGAAGTCGAAAGCTTTAGATGGATCAACTTCTTTTTTGGACCAGACTAAATTACTGATGGAACGTAGTTGTTGTTCGTTGTAGGCGCCGGGGTCAAAGTTTAGTTGAAAAATTAATTTGCCCACCGGTTCGTCAATAAGTCCGAGTGGTAAAACGGGAACATCACAATCGAAAACAGTCGAACTCGTATTTGGTGAAAATAAACTTTGCGCAAGGTTAAAAGTAGACTGATAAGAGTCCCTAATCGTAAATTGTTCACGGCGCAAATCTACGAGTTGGTGTCTACGTTTCAAATAGGTAAATTGATTGAGTTTCTGGCTGCGCGCACGTATAAGTTCAACCTCTTCGTCGGTGAAGCGTTTCAATAGTTCGTTCCTAGGTGGTTTATCCCTTTTCCCAATGCGTTCTTCGTAAAAGTTAATTTCAAGGTCTACTTCGTCAATAAGGCGCCAAAGGTTTTCGAAGGTTGAAAGCAAATAGGTCGGTGCCTCCTTACGTGTTTGCGCGCGGTCGAAAACTTGACGCGGCTTTCTATATACGGTTGCGTTGTTAAGGTCTTTCACAACAATGTGTGAGGCACCGGGTTGTTCGAGAACGGCATCGAGGGAGTCAGGGGAATTTTCTTCCCTACTCCATTTAGTTTCTAAATTTAAATCACAACCTATGGCTTTGCCTTTGTCGTCTTTGCCCCATAGTAAATAGTTGGCAATCGTTTCGGCTTCTGAATTGGTTAAGTCTGGAAATTGGACTATGTAGGTGTCTATAAATTGAGCTCGCTCCATTGCAGATTCGAGCGTAAAGTCTAATTTTAATCGGTTCATCCTTTGTACCTCCATTTTAATTATACCATGTGTTGTACGTTGAGGTCAAATTTCGAATTTTTATTTCGTGGATATTTTTAGCCAGCTCCGCAGTTGGCGGGCGGTTAGAGATGACTAACTTCCGATATATGACGCCCCGTTCATATGAATAGTTATTCATATGAAAATAATACCATAAAGCAATAAACAGTAAAAATAGCGTTAAGTTTTTCTTAAAAACTTTCGATATGATTTAAGTGAGTCTTAAAATAGAAGTGCGGTATATTTTCCTAAAATTGTACTGATTTTAGTACAAGATTTATTTAAAAAAGTATTGCAATTAATCTGTAAATAACTATAATAAAGATAAGCCAAGCGGTACTAAAGCCCGTTGGCGGTATCCACTTTTATAGCTTACTTCAGTGGGTAGCGACCACAGTATTTTGACAACACTCTCTGACACGTTGCGATAACTTGTTAATTGGTGATAATAGTAGGACTTGCGTTTACTGGCTATACTTTAGACGTGTAGCTACTGGTTTAAACACCTTAAAGCGATGGTACGCAGACACGCAAGGCTGAAATAAGCTATAACTATAGTTTAACAGAAAAGAGGTAAACATTATGTCAAATAGAAATACTCATATTGAGCTTGTTAAAACTGCTATGATGGTAGCTAAATCATACTATAAGACAATAGCCAACAAGCACGACTTAGAACGTTATAACAATATGGTCAAATACATCAATGCAGAGATTGCAAAGCTGAATGGTAATTCAGACGTCAACTATGATGATGGTATACTCGGTAGAGTTATCGAGTTGTATTGCAGAGATAGTGCAAGCACTCTAACAGCTGTTAGAACACAGGGTAAATGCGATGCTTATATACCAACTACAAGTGGTAAACGTGTTAAGGCTGAGATTAAGACAAATGGCGGACAGGTACACGAGCTGATGAAGATGTCAAGACGTCAGCAAGAAAACACGCTGATGATATACTTCAATCATACGAAAGTACCTACAAGCAAAAAGTCGGACAAGCCTGTCAGCTTTTATGATTGCTTTAAGATTATGACAGTAGCTGAGTTCCTTGACAATGCAGTAGTCACTAAGCCAAGAAGCAATGGCAATATCAATATTCAGCCTACTTCAAAGAAAATGAATAAGGCTCTTGAGAAGTTCGAAAACTTCAAACGCAATACAGCCTACGCAATGTAGACAATCACAGAAGAGTAGGGCTGAAAAGCCCTACTCAATTTTAGGAAAGAGAGGACAGACAGATGACAGTTAGAGAATTGCTTAAGGCGTGGGAAGACCACGAATTCACAGATGTAATTATTTCAGACAGCACCATCAATACAGATATGAACGACCTTGTTGATGATACAGTAGCATATTACAAGCACAGACTTCATAATGATTGGTATTGTGGTCAGCTGAGCTACCTCAGTGAACACGATATGCACTGCAATGAGCTTGCACCATATCTCGAGCGTGAAGTTAAAAGCTTTACCGCTATCAACACCTTCGAGATTGACCACACACCTTGCATCTACATCACAATCAAATAGAATAAGGGGTCTGAAAAGACCCCTTTAATTTATTTCAATCAGCTAAATAGAAAAGAGGTAATAAAATGAAGATTTGGAACTTTAAGACAGGCACATTCGCAGATGAAGACGTTGCTATCGAAACAATTGAGAAGCTCATTCCTACCGATTGCGGTTATGACGAGCCGTATATATACGATGCTCTGATGATTAAAGGGCGCGAGTATATCATTGATGATATACGTTCATTCGAGTATGGTAAGCAGATAATAGCACACAGATATAGTCACGTCAGACAGTTAAAAATGGACGTTGTTCTGGCTCGTTCTGATTATGATAATGAATGGTCATATACAGCAAAGATATGGAAGTTATAGACAAAGCGGTCAGCAATGACCGCTTATTTTTTTATTACATAAAATTTAGACGTGTTTATTTGTGAAATAAGTCACAATAAAATTTAGACGTGTTACGCATAAATAAGTTCGTTAGTTATTTCACAAACAATAAAATTTAGACGTGTCGCTTGTTAGTTATTTCACAAACTAATTTAGACGTGTCACGTCCAAAAGTTAGTTGTAACTAACTCCCATTCTATGGTATAATATCAGTGTGAGAGGAGAGCCGAACAGCCGTTCGGGAACCTCCGAAAATCGTTCGAACTTCGCGCCCGCGCTCACGCACTCGCCCTATATTTCCTACAAAATGGCAGCTGCGAGCTGCGAGCTACGAAGCTGTGGCTGCGCCACACCCAAAATTGTATACAATTTATTTGGAGCTACGAAGCTATGTATTTTATTTTATACAAAATTTCCGAATTTAGACGTATTACGTCTAAAACACAGTTGACTTTCTCCGAAAATTCGCTTATAATATAGGTACAGTAAATAAAGAAAAGAGAGGAAACCTAAAATGTATACAATTTACTTCGATATGGACGGAACTATTGCAAATCTTTATGGCGTTGCTGATTGGCTCCCAAAACTTCGCAAGGCAGACGCTTCACCATATGTAGAAGCTGAACCTATGGTAGAAGCTGGAGAATTTCAGCTACTACTTTCAATCCTACAGAATAGGGGTTTTAAACTCGGAATAATTTCGTGGCTTGCAAAAGATTCCGAAAAATCTTACGATAAAGCAGTAAGAGTTGCCAAGAAAAATTGGTTAAAAGAAAACTTTCCCGAAATTACTTTCGATGAAATGCACATTGTAAAATATGGCACAAGAAAAGATTATGTAGCAAAAGAAAAAGACGGAATTATTTTCGATGATGATGAAAGAGTCAGAAATAAATGGCGCGGACTTCCTATAAATCCAAACACAACAGATATTATAGAAAAATTGAGAGAGTTAAAAGAAATGACCGATTAATCGGTCTTTTCTTTTCGAAAATAAAGTTTAGACGTATTACGTCTAAAATCGGTTTGACAAATACTTCCGAAAATGATACAATACAATTGTCAAAGGAAAGGGATAAACGAAAGGAGTCCGAAAATGAAGATTGTTATTAACGTAAGATATGGCGGTTTCTCACTTCCTACAGAATTTTGTGAAAAATATCATATGGATAAATATGATGATATAAAAAGAACAGACGAAAGACTCGTAAATTTTGTAGAGTCTTATAAGAATGGTGTTGAAGTACCTTTTGGAAAATTAGTTGTGGAAGAAATTCCCGATACTGCAACAGACTATATGATTTCAGAATATGATGGCGCAGAAGAAATTTATTATGTACTTGATGGAAAAATTTGCCTTGCATAAATATTACCTCTTTTCTTTTTAGAATAACTTCCCTCTTCATAGAGGGATTTTATTCTTATTAATTTTTTTTAGACGTATTACGTCTAAACATCATTTGACAAAAGATATATCTTTTGCTATAATACAATTGTCAAGAGGAAAGAGGGAAATCAAAAAATAAGTTGAACTTCCTAAAATCAAAACTTGACTTTTAAACAAAATTCGTTTATACTTATTATAGTAAGATTAAAGTAATTAAAGAAAAGGAGAAAAAATTATGACACGTAGAGAAAGACTTGAAATGGTAATCGCTAACACTATCACTGATGAACTCATCGAAGAGTGTAAGGCAGAACTTGTCAAGATGGACGAAGCAAACGCAAAGCGTAAGGAAAAGGTTGACCCAAGAAAGGCAGAGAACGCCGAAATTATGGAAAAGATTATCGGTGTTGTTGGTGGGTCTGATGAACCAATGCAGATTGACCCAATTGTTGAGGGTCTTGGAATTGAGGGTCTGACAAGACAGAGAGTTTCCTCACTCTGCACTCTGCTCGTAAAGGATGGCAGACTCGTTTCAGAGGATGTAAAGGTAAAGGGTAAGGGTAAGAGAAAGGCGTACTCGATTGCATAGCAATCCCTCTTCATTAAAAAGTCTCCCAAAATTGGGAGATTTTTTCTTGGAGAATTTTATTTAGACGTATTACGTCCAAAAAATACTTGCAAAATTTTCTGAAAAATGTTATCATACTATTGTCAGATAGGAAAAGGTTTCCTAAAATTTTCAGAAAATAAAGAGAGGTAGAAAATGATTAAATATAACAGTACAATAATTAATCCTAAAAATATTGATTTTGTAAAAACTTTTCTTGGAAATACTGTACAAGTATTTTTTGCTAATGGTGAAAAGTGTGAAATTCATACGAACAGTACAGAAGAGGCAGAAAAACTAGTTGATAAAATTTATGAAGATATGAATCATAGTTGGGCATGTGAATTACGCACAAGATAAATTCTTGCAAAATGTACTCCGCGCGCGGTCGCTATTTTATGAAGAGGTTAAACTTCTCCGAAAATTAGTTGACCGCGCGCAGTGTACGTAAAATTTAGACGTATTACGTCCAAATACTACTTGACTTCTTACTATAGATATGTTAATATTACATTGTCAAGAGGGGAGGTCATAAGTCCCAAGGTGGGCACTAAAGTAGTCCTCTTAATCACTAATCCCTCTTCATTTAATAGAAAGGAGATTAAAACAATGATTTGGTTAATATTTGCAATTTGGATGTCTTTTATCATAGTTTGTGGAATTATGGAAAGAATTACAGGTAATCAGTTCTATATGTTTCTGTTTTTGGTATCACTTCCGATAATTTTCTATGTTCCGTTAGTGTTCGGTTTGTATTAAAAATAAAACTTGACTTTTGTAACAAAATATGATATAATAAAAATATAAAATAAAGGAATTAAATTTTAATTCCTTTTGTCAAATTTAGACGTATTACGTCTAAAACTTGTTTGACTTTTGATTCTATTAGTGTTACAATACTTATATCAAATGAAAGGAGATTAAACAAATGGCAGTTAGCAGAAAAGTAGAAAGAGAACTTATTAGAAACAAATATCTTGAAGTTATTACTGATGCACTTCTCGCACTCGATGAAGATGTGTTGAGAGTTAAGTCAAACGAGATTGCAATTCCCGTTGTAGGTTGTGAAGGAAATGAAGATTTTCTTGTCGTAACAGTAAAAGTACCAACGGGTGCAAACAAGGGTACTGAACCATACGATGGTTATGAGATGGCAAAGGACTACGAAAGAGGACTTGAAGCCAAAGAGGAAAAAAGAAAAGCAAAGGAAGCAGAAAAGGCAAAGAAGATTGCCAAAGACAAAGAGATTAGAGAGAAGAAAGGAGAATAAACGTAGAGGGCGCCGAGGCGTCCTTTATTTTTAAATTTAGACGTATTACGTCTAAAAAGGGGTTGACTTCTGTTCCAAAATGAGTATAATAAGAATTGTAAGATATAGATAACCGAAAGGGGTAAAACAATGAATATTATGATTTTTGACACAGAAACAACTTCACTTGATAAGCCTTTTTGCTATAACATTGGTTATGTTATTGCTGACTCTGATACTGCAGAAATTCTCTGTAAGAGAGATTTTGTTGTAGAACAAGTCTGGCACAATCCAATGCTTTTCACTACTGCATATTATGCTAACAAGAGAGATATATATATAGCATCAATGAGAAGTCGTAAAACTTCAATGGATAAATTCGGATATATCTGTCAACGTATGATTAGAGATATTAAGAATTTTGAAGTTACCTCTGCATATGCTTATAACTCTCCGTTTGATGAAAAGGTATTCAATTTTAACTGTGATTGGTTCAAGTGTAACAATCCTTTTGATAATATACCTATCTATGATATTAGAGGATATGCGCATCACTACATATGTGATAATACTTTCAAGGATTGGTGCGAAACACATAACGCATTTTCTGATAGTGGCAACTACTCAACTACCGCAGAAAATGTATATAGATATATTAGCGGAAATACAGAATTTGTTGAAGAACATACCGCACTCGCAGATAGTGAAATAGAAACAGAAATATTGTTCTTCTCTCTCGATATGGGCGCACAGATTGAAACAGAATATAAACCTTACAGAACAATCGTTCGCCCGCAGAGAAAGACTTTCACAGTAAAAAAGAATAATGAAATTATTTTTACTGATGAAGTTGACTCAATCCGTTTTATGAAAACAAACAACACAATTATTCTCAAGGGTTAATCCCTTGAGATTTTTTTAACAAATATTTTTTAGACGTATTACGTCTAAAACATGATTGACATTTAATTCCGAATATGTTATCTTTATATTGTCAGAAAGGAGAAAAGCAATGAGACGTAACGCATATAAGAAAGAAACTTTTGAAGATAAGTTCGCTCGTCACTACTACTGTGAGCATGCGCGCCTTAATTCTATTCGTAGTGATAAGAAAGAACAGCATAAAAAATTCCGTAGAGATTTTAAGAAATCTCTTGACAGACTCTTAAATGAGTAGTATAATATAGACACAGAAAGGAGAAAACAAATGAGAATATACGCAATACAAAGAAAGGCAGATAAGAAAATTGTTTTCTCCTCTGCATCAAGAAGAGTTATCTTCGACAGATTTAATAAGTATCACGATAGAGAAAATTATAGAATAGTAATTTTAGAAAGGGGTTAACAATGGAATATTACGGAATCTATATTAACAAGAAAAAGAAGTCACTTCTTGATGTAGCAAATACATATGACGAGGGTATGAGTTTACTTGTAGATTGGTGGTTCGATGGTTATGATGAGTGTATACTAACCAAAATTACCAAAGAAGAATATGAAAAATTTTGTGAAGAGTGTTAATGAAGAGGATTAATGTCCTCTTTTTTTAAATCGAACATATGTTCTTGGCGCCCGGTCGATAATTTAGACGTATTACGTCTAAATAAATATTGACTTTCTTATATCTATTTGCTATACTTATATTGTCAAGAGGGAAATCGGTGGTTGGAGGTCGGTTCTCAAAAAAGTTTGAGAAAAATAGAAATTACCTCTTGACACTATCACAGAAATGTGATACAATATAATTGTCAAGAGGGGTCGTGCATCAGACGTTAAATTGCCTCACCCTTTATATCGAAATAGTGGTCAGTAGATATAGAGCGTAGTATCCACTAAAAACTTTTAAAAAAGTTTTCTAAACCTCTTGACAAACTTCAAAATCTATGCTACAATATAATCACAGTAAAGATAAAACTTAAGTCAGTAGAAAGGAAACAAAATTATGACAAAGAGAGAATTTCTGAACGCAGTTATCGCTGAAACAACCAACTCTGACCTCGCATCGTTCGCAGTTTCGGAACTTGAGAAACTCGATGCACGCAACGCAAAGAGGGCAAGCGCACCAAGTAAGAAGTCACTTGAAAATGCGCCACTCATCGCAAAGATTGCAGAGTTTCTGACATCAGAACCGAAACTCGCAAGTGAAGTCGCAAGTGAACTTGAGATTTCCACACAGAAAGCAAGCGCACTTCTGCGTCAGGTTGAGGGCGTAAGCGTGTGCGATGTCAAGGTAAAGGGCAAGGGCACACAGAAAGGTTACTTCTTCGCAGAGTAGCAGATAATGGTATAGTGGGCGCCATAAGTCCCACCCCAATTTTCTGAAATGTTTACCTCTTTTCTAAGGATTAAGTCGGCGCCGAGTCGACTTTTTCCTTTATTGAATAAATTTAGACGTATTACGTCTAAACAGAGGTTGCAATTTCATCTTGTTCTTGTTATAATTAGGTATCAAAAGAAAGGAGAAAGAAATGACCGTTAAAGATATTTATAAACTAATTTGTTATGATAATATATACACATTAGAACTAATGGATTGTATTAATGGCGGAGAATATGTGCCTTTATACAGAATAAAAGATTTTACAGAAAAAGATTGGAATAAACAAGTTGAAAGTATTTCTATTACCGATGAAACTATAGACATAAATAACCCAAGTATTGTTATATCTTGTTACATTAGAAAGGAGTAATATAAATGGTTAAATGTCCTAAATGTAAATCAGAAGATTATGAAGTAAAGTATATAGGAGATTATAATTATCAAGGTGATGAAATAATTACTCTTGCAAATGTACGTTGTTGCAAATGTAATAAAGAATTTTGGATAAGAGAATTTTTTACCTTTAGTGATGATGAATATGTATTATAAGGAGAAAAGAAATGATTAAATACTTGTTTAATGATAAAATACAGATAACTTATAAAGTTGGTAGTTCTTGGTGGGGAATTGAAACAAAATGTCAGCAGAAATATGGAGACACTGATATATATAACACTGCAATTGGATTAGGTAAAATCAATATATTCTTCTAAACCGAACACTCGTTCGGTTTTATATTTAAAATAAGTTTAGACGTATTACGTCTAAATACTGTTTGACTTTATTCTGCGCCCATGCTATAATTAGGTATCAAATCAAGGAGGTAACTGAAATGACAGTATCAAAGAAAGTAGAAATGGAACTCATCCGCGCGCAGTATCTTTCAAAAGTCGGTGAATATCTTTCTTCTCTTGGTGAAGAAGTGCTCCGCGTCAAGTCTAATGAAATAGCAATCCCTTGTGTTGGTTGTGAAGATAATGAATACTTTATGGTCATTACTTTCAAAGTACCGACTGGCGCGAATAAAGGAACCGAACCATATGACGGATATGAACTCGCGCAGGATTACATCCGCGCCACCGAAGAAAAAGAAGAGAAAGCAAAAAAGAAAGCCGAAGAAAAAGAACGCAAGCGCAAGCGTGACGAAGAAATTCGAAAAAAGAAAGCCGAAGAAAAAAACAAGGGTTAGTCCCTTGTTTTTTTAATCCTAATTTTAGACGTATTACGTCTAAACTGTGGTTGACTTGTATATTAAAATATGATACCATTACATTGTCAGAAAGGAGATAATAAAATGAAGACTTTAATAATTATCAATTGCGTAATCGCTTGTATCAATTTAATTCTTGCTTTAGAAATAGTTTCTGAAACAGTTGCTCAAGTTAAAAAAGATTATCCTAATGCTAAATTTATAGAAAAAACTCCAATAGCCAAATTGATTGGTTGGATAAGTATTATTATACGCGCTTTAATTCCTATTTATAATATTATAATTCTTATTGGTTTCCTGTTCATGCGAGAAACTATGATAGAACAAGGTTATGAAACATTACTTGATAGAATAATAGAGGATTAATTTCCTCTATTATTTTTTAAACAATTTTAGACGTGTTACGTCCAAATTTTATTTGACAGCGCGCCTTCATCGTGGTATACTATGTATATCAAATCAAGAAAGGAGTCAATACAGAAATGAAAATTGACAGAAGAAAATCATATTACCTTACAGTAGACACAGAAACTTGTAACTCAATGGATGACCCAATTGTATACGATATTGGTGGTTGTATACATGATAAGAATGGTGTTGTCTATGAAAGTTTTTCCTTTGTAATCTATGAAACTTTCGTAGGTATGAAAGAAGTAATGACAAGCGCATATTATGCGGATAAACTCGGCAATTATGAAATTGACCTTGCTAATGGTACACGCAAAATGGTACAATTTGTAACCGCAAAAACTCACATTAAAAATCTTTGTGACAAGTACAATGTCAAGGCAATCATTGCACACAATATGAGATTTGACTATAAGTCAACCAATACAACACAAAGATATTTAACCAAATCTAAATACAGATACTTCTTCCCTTATGGTATTCCACTTTGGGACACGATGAAAATGGCAAGTGATACAATCTGTAAAGAATGGGGATATCGTACTTGGTGCAAGTCTAATGGATATCTCACAAAAAATGGTCAGGTTAGAAAGACCGCGGAAATTCTTTACAGATATATCACAGGACAACATGGATTTATCGAATCACACACAGGACTTGAAGATGTACTGATAGAAAAAGAAATATTTGTTGCTTGTATGCGTAAGCATAAGAAGATGAATAAATTCGCCTTTGGATAAGGCGGATTTTTTTTGGATTTTAAAGTTTAGACGTGTTACGTCTAAACACCAATTGACAAATTAATCCCAAAAGATTATAATATATATATCAAATGAAAGGAGAAAAACAAATGGATATTAAAACAATGAGCAAGACAGAATTAATGGAACTAAAAGTAGAAATTAATGTTGAACTTTATAACAGAGTTAAAACAGAATATGACAAACTTGAAGATAATTTGATTAAACTGATTACAGATTTTGAAACAACAACAGGGTATTATGTAGGTTTTGATGATGGGGAATGGTCAGATAAGGCAATCAATGTTATTAAATCATTATTTTACTTTACAGAAGATTATATAGAATCATATGACTAATATAAATGGGAGAGAAATCTCCCTTTTTATTTTTAGACGTATCACGTCTAAACATTAATTGACAAACCAATCCTATAATGATATACTTACATTGTCAGAAAGGAGATAGAACAATGTTAGACCATTATAGTTTCATACTTGGAATATATATAGGAATGTTGATTGTATTGGTAGGAGTCATTGCAGTAGATACTTGGTTTAGGAGGAAATAAAATGGAACTTGAAGATATTCTGGCAGTATTACTTACACCGAACAACACACATGAAGAAATTACTATAGACATATATGATGATTTCTTCATTATTGAATCAACAAATGTTGAAATTAAAGAGGATTAAATCCTCTTTTTTATTGTTTTAGACGTATCACGTCTAAATTTTCCAAAAGTCAAATTTCGAACATATGTTTGTTAATAATTTATTAACAATTAGACTTCTCTAACTAAGTTAGTCTTGACTAACTCCGCACGTCTAAACGAACATATGTTCGTTGTGGCTGTACGTCGACGGCGCCCTGGCTGTCAAATTCCCGGAGCCAACGTAATGGAAGGAGCTGCAGCTGGGAGCTGCGATGGAGCTGCGCCGATGTGTGTGGAAGGAGCTGCGTTTATCCGCGGGCGCGGGAGCTGTGTTTGGAGGGAGCTGCGCCGCAAAATTTGACAAAAAATTTCAAATTTCCGTGGGAGCTGCAAAAGAAATTTGACAAAATAAATCAAATTTTCAAATAAATTTATAAAGAAATTTGACTTTTAAAGTCAAATTTTCTGGGCGCACACTCCTCTTCATAGACAAATTAAAATTTGAAAAAGCTTCGAATTTCGGTTATAATATATATACAAGGTAAGGAAAGAAAATAAAAAAATCTTCCGCCTTGTGAACGGAAGTAGGAAATAAAAAATTTGAAAAGTTTTAAAAATCCTGCTATAATAAATATAGAAAGTGAGAGAGAAAAGTAACTTCTCGAAGCTTTAAAAACTTAAACGTAACTGGCGCCCACTGCCTAGTGTTGGGAGAAAGTAGGACAAAATGACTAAGAGAGAAATGTACATGGAAATCGTTAACGGCAATGTAACTGAGGAAATGCAGGCACTTGCGGCTGAGCTGCTTGAGGGACTTGATGCGTCCAACGCAAAGCGCAAGGAGAAGGCTGATGAGAAGAGAGCTGAGAAGCTGGCGGCTGAGGCTAAGCT